GAGTTGTTCCCGTTAATGCAACGCTGGAAATTTTGATTCCAGAAGTAGAATCAACAGCCCCACCCACCCCCATATACCCATTCACCGTCACAGTGTCAGTAGTGGCGTCACCGAGGGTGGTGTTGCCGGTAACATTAGCATTACCATCAACAGTCAGTTTGTTTGTCGGCGTATTTGTCCCAATCCCGACGTTGCCGGAGGAGTCGATACGCATGCGTTCGGTTGGCGCGTTACCCGACGGACTGGTTGCAAAAGTTAGGATGCTCTGCCCACCCGCTGGAGCGGTGTTGGAAATCTCGGCGGAACCGATGACGCCGCTGGCAGAGTTGAACGCCTGCAAGCGCAGGGTTGATGTCCCGGTGGTGGTGCTTGCTGCGCCGGAGCTGACGCGAATGGCTGTAGCACTGTCGGTGCTCAATACCTCAAGCTCACTAGCCGGTGTATTCGTCCCAATGCCGACGTTACCTGCGCTAGTAATACGCACTTTTTCAGTTGCCGCTGAGTCTGCGGCAGACGTCCAAAACGACAAAGCACCTGCGACTGTTGTTGCGTTGGCATCTGCAACACTACGGACTCTTGCAACAGTTCTTGGCCCGGTTCCACTTGGATCTGTTGAGTAAAAATCTAAATCACCAACTGTGTCGTTAGGTGCCCATGTTTTACTTTGGGTATCTTTGATTGTCAGGACAGGTGTTGTACCAGCCACATCCAAAACACTGACAGGCGAACTCGTCCCAATACCCACGTTGCCAGCAAAATAGTTCGCCGCTGTCCCGCTGACGTAAATGTTCCACTTGTTCGTGCCGCTGGAGACAAGGCTGGTGATGCCGTAGTTGTTTGTGCCTTGGGTTTGGTCGGCGATGTAGAGGCCGTGCTGGTTGGTGATGGTTGAGCCAGCGCCTTTACCAGCATTAGCAGCCCAGAAACCAGCCACATTTGTAACCGTATAAGCCGCTACGGCAGTGTTAACTGATGTTACAACACCTCGTATATTTGCCGTTGCACCACTTGTACCTGTGTGATAAGCCAAAATACTGTCTTGGCTTGTGCCACTCAAAGCATTGCTATCAATACGTATTGCGGCAGCGGCACTACCAGCACCCCCAATCCCCATATACCCGTTCACCGTCACAGTGTCGGTAGAGGCATCGCCAAGGGTAGTGTTGCCTGAGACGGTCAGCGCGCCGGTGACATCTACTCCCGTTGAACTGGTCGCAACGCGAGTCACATTGTTGTGCGTCAAGGTAACCGGCTGGCCGTCGAGCACGAGCGGCAATCTGGCCGCGCCGGTTCGGTCGTAAGCCATTACCCGACCAGTACCAGCGATTGCGCCATAAGTTATTTCAACCGACTGTCCACTAGAAGGGCTTGCAGAACCTCCAATACCTACACCAGCATTAAACGTGGTTATACCCGCAAAATAGTTCGCCGCAGTACCGCTGGCGTAGATGTTCCACTTGTTGGTGCCAGAGGAGACACGGCTGGTGACGCCGTAGTTGTTTGTGCCTCGGGTTTGATCGTTTACATAAACACCGTGCTGGTTGGTGATGGTTGAGCCTGCGCCCAATGCAGCTACGTTCTGGGCGGAAAACCCCATTACATCAGCAACAGTAAAGGACGCTGCGGCAGTAGATGGGTTACTCTCAAACGCTGCGCCTCTTGTTGTAGAAGCACTAGTAAAAGTTACATCAGAATAAGCACCCCGTTGCGCTGCCCCCGCTAATGCTGAACTACCTATACGAACCGCAATTCCAGAGTTCACAGCCGCACCCACACCCATGTACCCGTTCACTTGCACAGTGTCGGTAGAGGCATCGCCAAGGGTAGTGTTGCCATTTACAGCAAACGCAGGGGAAACCGTTACATTTCCAGTAGAGTCAGCAAGGGTGATAGAAGCAGTACCGTCCTTTGCCTTTATGTTGGTTACTTCAAGATTCGTCGTATCAACTGTAGTGGCTGATAGCTGGTTTAATGTGACGTTAGTTGCTGTGTCGTAATAAACTGACCGGCCAGCAGGGTACGTGCAAAAGACGTCCTTAGTTCCCGCTGAAAAATTGACTAGATTCCCACTGTTGGACGAAGCAAGCACCGTATCCCGGCTGAGTGTCGTGCCCGACGCCGTATAAGTACCGATACCAACTTCCCATTCATTAACGCCCGGAAGGTTGATGGTGTAATACGTGGTGTTAGCATTCCCGATGGCAGAAAAGCTCTGGAATCCCGCAACCGCACCAGCCAGCGTAACTGTGCCCGTGCCTTGAGTTGTCGTCGTTTCCCGAACCCGATCTTTCAGTACAAGTGCCATGATTACACCGCGTCTATGTTAGTCCAGCCCGAAGACTGCGTATTGTTTATGATGGTCCAGTTTGCCGTCTGATCGTCATCAATCGGCTCCCAAAGCGGGCGTCCCACAATCACATCCGATCCTGTCGCTGACTCCGATACACTCGCCAAGAACGTCACGCTAGTGGCGAAGCTGTCAGCCCCCGTTGCGCCCTCAATAATTGTCCCAGGATAGAACGGAACCGCTGAAGTTGTATCTGCGCCTGTCGCGGACTCTGATACAGAAGACTGGAAGTTGATTAGGGAGCTTACTTGATCCGAGCCCGTTGCCGTCTCAGAGACCGAGGAGAGAACCGTGAAAGTGCCGGACGTAGTGTCAGACCCCGTAGCAAGTTCTGATACAGAACTTAAGAAAGTAACAATGGTTGTTACTGCATCCGAACCCGTTGCAGATTCAGAGATCGTTGGGAAATAGATCGTCCCGCCAACTGTGGCGAATGGAAGCTCAGCAAACGATCCAGAGGAGAACGACATTATTCATTGACCAGATCGTCTTCTTTGAACCAACGAGTTTGCTGGTTGCCCTCAACATCAACCCAAGTCATCCGGCACCACACAATCCCGTCCTCGTCCATCCGAAAAGCTTCAACCTCCCCAGAAGGCACGACAGTATTGACCTTGACTAGATCACCACGCTTGAACTTAGTTGCCATGATGACCTCACGCTGCGTCAAGGCTGAAGGTGTACGTTACCACGATGGTGTCACCCGATACGACCGAGCGATCACCCGGTGCTTGGAAGTCCGATGCGGAGAACAACACGCCCGTCGTACCACCTTTGGTGTTGTTGCTAATCAAAAACGCCCCGCCAACCACCGTCGTACCATTGATACTAAATGTCGCAGGAGACGCTGAGTTCGTAACCACCGAAGGGTCTGCAGTGGTGGGGCTTGCGAATACCGCTTGGGGCCTCGTCGCTTGGCTATAGTCCGTTACCTCGGTCCAGCCTGCATGCAAAGCTGCTGTGTCGCTAGCCGCTGGGTTGTTCGATGATGCTGCGCCGTAAATGCCTACGTACCACGTCGCTGTATAGCCACTGCCCGTGAAATACTTGGCGTTCATGTCTTGCAAACCTTGGTTCACAACCAAGTTCTTGTTTTCACTGGCCCACTTCAGTTTGCCATCTGCGCCATAGCACTCCGCTCGGAACACGCCGCCAGCGCTAGCACCTTCGTGACTTTTCATGTTTGCCTCTTAGTTAGAAGAACGAATCAAAGCCGTCGTGGCAGTATTCGCAGGCATGGTGATTAAGAATTGAGTGGTTATGGTCTTGTCGGAGCCAAAATCTAGGACGGCGATTGACCGGTTGGCTTTGCTCGCATTGTAAATCAGAGCACATCGCGCTGTGAAGGCAGCAGGGTTCCACAAGACGTTGTTAAAGTTTACGAACGCTACGTATCCAGACGTGCCGATTGTCACTCCAGTCATGATTTCGCCACCAGCCGTATAACCCGTACCAGTGATTTCGTTCGTTGTTGTGTACGCAGTCGTAGCTTCGTTAAGATCAGCTTCAGCCGTATACAAAGCAATCTTGATGGTGTCCGTGGTCAGGTCGTGAATGGCCTGATATAGCTCCGCCTTGAAGCTCGTGGTCTGGGTCTGGACAATCGACATTACTTCACCTGTACCCGAACTTGACCATCGCGGTACGCATCCATACGCTGCTTGCCGTCACCCAACTGTTTAGCCAGTGCAATCGCTTGTGCGTACAGGGTTTCGTAAATCTGCACTGTCTCTTGTTCACCCTTGATGAATCGGATAGCTTCGATCAACGTACCGTTCAGCAGCACCGTATCAAAGTTGTCCCCAAGCCACGACGTGCCCGTTGCGTTATCTACAGTAGCTACTGGAATCGAAAACCCACTCCCAGTACCACCAATGCTGGACGCCGCTGCTGAAAGCGTATTACCCACTGCGTAGAACACCCCAGGATTCTGAAGCGTCACGCTCGTAACCGCACCACCTGAAACCACAACCCGCGCAGTCGCACCAGACCCACTACCGCCCGTCAACGGCACGTTGAAATAAGTTCCGTTGGTATAGGAAGAGCCCGCAGTAATCGCACCGAAGGTTGCAATCGAAGACTGAACAATCGAAGTGGGGTAATAGTAATAATGCAGCTCTGCTGAGTACGCTGCATCAGGCGTAGGCCCGAGAATGAACGACAACTCGTTGGTGTCAGAGAACGTAGGTCCAAAGATCGCGTAGTGTTTAGGCAGTCCAGTGCTTGTGGGGCTTGGGTACGCCTCACGGATAAAGTTCACATCTTTGTTCAACAGATACAGATACTCGCCATTGGCTTTGACAACCGCCAGAGAGTAGACCGACAGAAAATCGTTCGGTGCAGAGAGGTACTTATTGTTCGCGGACATGCTGCCCGTGACGTTCTTGCGCAAGTTTGCAAATTGAACGGTGTTGTAAATCTTTTGCTCAGCTTGCCGAACAAGCATGGCGAGCGTAGCCGCAGGTATCGCGTTCTCTACGATATCTTGGACGTTCGCTTGAAGCTCACCATAGTTCATAAGAACCTCTTAGGCCATCGGCCCACGCGCCATCACACCCTTGGTCGCAGCACCGGTACCACGAATCTTTATACCCGTGGTCTTGACGTTTTTCTCAGGATACCCCGAGTTCTTGAGGTCAACGCCCTCCGGGCTTTTTGCCTGCGGGATAGGCTTCGCTTTGGGATTTTGTTTCATTACACACCCCTCCCAGACTTCTTATACTTGAAAGAGGAAGTTTTTTGGTTGGCAACCTTGGCAAGGTTCCGCCCCAGTTCTTTCATCTGCAGATTCGTCTTGCCGCCCTTAGCAAACTTGGTCAGCGGCTTGCCGGGGTGCATTGCTTTTTCGTGCTTGTGCACGGCCTTCTTCGCATCCATGATAACTCCTAAGTCGTAACCGTTACTGTACCAACAGAAGTGACTCCAACCAAGTAGTTCGGTGTCAAACCTGCATCGTTTGCGCTTGCGCCACCCACTGGGTACCAGCCCCACTGAATATCACGTGAACCACCGGTCAAGTTACCCTCTGCATTCACACCTGCCGTTACGTACGTCGTATCTCTTCGCGGGTTACGTAAAGCCTGTGGATCATCAACCGGGTACATCCCCAACTGAAGCTGCGGGTGGTCAGGCGACCAACACTCTTTACATACCAGCAGGTTAATTTTCTTCGTCTTGACAACCAGTTCGCTCAGGTCTCGCAACTTAAAGCGGAACCCGCAAATATCGCACATTGCGATAGCGATTTTTCCACTGGCGAACCTATTGCCCATTTAGGCACCGCTACCGATAAACTGTCTGCGGGGAACGAAACGTACTGCAGCTTTTTCTCTGTCCTCAGCCGCTGCCAACTCAAACTGCTCCATGTACTCGGCTTTCAACACTTGCAGCCGGTCCGACAGTTCTGGAGTCTTCATAGCAATCTGAAACGCCAGCCCCGCAATCAAGCAAGGCAGGAAACGAAAGTTCATATCCGGTGTCTCGATACCAGCGCCAGCATCTTGGACACGGCGAAGTCGCCAGTACACAAACTGATACGTCTGCGTATTGTCCGGGGTCAACCACACGGTGATTGAAGGAAGATTTGGGTTATAGACCGCTGTGCCTGTCAAATGGCTTGCAGCCGTCGTTCCGTTCTGCGCACGTACCACACCACCCAACGTGTTGTTCGACGTATTGAGCCAGCCATAATAGATGTCTTCCGAGTCCACTCGGATGAAGCCCGCAGAAGGCAAGTTAGCCAGCGACGACAGCGTGATCGTGGTCGTTGAAGCGTTAATACCGCCGTTGAGCGTCGCACCCGTAGGACTTACCTGCCCTGAGAGTCTCTGCACCCACACCTGAATTGGTCGTCCCTGAGCAAGCTTGTTTGGTATGGTGGCATACGTTGAGACACTAATGCGGGTGATGTTTAGGTCCGCTTGCGTTGACTGTGCGTTAGCGCCTGTACGAATCACATGATCTAACAGGTCAATGGTGTCCAGAGGCAATGCGTAGGTTGGCAGCCCCGGCACGAGCGTGATGGTGCCTTGCTCGTACGTCCACATGTTTAGACCACGGTTAGCCCACTCAATGGTGAGCATGTTCATGGCCATGCGGGCAACTTTCAGGTCAAAGCCCGAACGCATCTCCCGACCGGCCTGCATCCAAGCCAGTTCAGCGACCTCAGTGAAGTCTGGGAAAAACGTCGTTGCACCAGAGGTTGTCATCTAAATCTCGCTGTCTTCTGAGCAATGCCCTTGGGTTGCGCTACAAACTGCTTACCTTTAGCCTTTCCTGCTCGTTTGGCTCGGGTGGTTGCTGCGTACTCCGCAGGGCTCAAAGACTTGATGGCAGCTTCAGGAAGATACCGCTCACCTGTTTTGCTTGATGGCTTACCACTCTTGGTCCGCCAACGCTGCTGGGTCCAATCCTTCAAGCTTTGCTGAGGGGCTTTCACTTGTACCCGCCGCCCTTAGCTTTATACTGCTTTGCCAGAAGCTGCGCCTTACGGGCCGACCACTGCCCTGCACCAGTACCCTGCGTTGCTTGCCCTTTGATCTTCTCAAAGAGCGCTTTCCGCATGCCGGGTTTAGTGTAGTTGCCAGCTTCGTTCACGCGGGACACAGAGCCGCCTTCAGCGTACTCCGTAAAGTCCGTATTGTCCCGGCGCTTCTTGCGTACGCCTGAAGGCATTTTGGAGGGGTTTATAGCCCCCATCCCGCGTGACGGCATCAAGATACACCTCCGCGTCTAACACCATTTACTATTCGGCTTACTTGCGATTGCCGTATATTAAACTGTTTTGCTAGCATGCCTTGGCTATAAACTTTATTGGTGTATAAAATTTTAATTTGCGTTGCCTGTGCGTCAGTCAACTTGGCTTGCCCATTCAACTCGCCATGAAGCCGGGCGCTACCGCTTCTATTTTTGGCGACTCTATCCGCTACATTATCTTTGTTACTACCAAGGAAAAAATGATCTGGGTTACAACACTTTCGGTTATCACATTTGTGTAGCACATGTAGTTGGTGGTCAAGCGACGGTAACATATTTACTAACCACGCAGCCACTCTATGCGCTGTGGTAGATTTCCCCAAATGTACGCAAAACCAACCATACCCTTTTGCGTTAGTAGCAGCTTGCCATTCCCAGCATTGGTGCATAGGCCCTTGGCTTACCTTAGCCCAAAACCTTTCGGCAAGGGTAGTCATATCATTCGACCTTTAGTCTTACCACGCTGTGCGCAACCATCTGCACGGGCGGAAGCCGAACCAACTGAGCCGCCTTTAGCATACTTCCGAGGCCCGAGCTGACGCGCGGCTTCAAACGCCTCTTGCATCTTCATACGCTCAGCTTCACGGCGCGCCTCATCAATCGCTTTGCGCTCAACATCAGGACGCGGAGTCATGGTGTCTTCTTCGCGGTACATCTTAGCGCGGCGCTCTGCATCAGCTGCGGCAGCAGCGTTGTCGTCCATGGGGAGCGGCATGGGCCGTTCTTTACGGCGATCGCGTGACATCTTTTCCATCTCAGCACTTCCCGCCGTAGGCCATCTTGACCATCGTACCTTTGGTCTTGCCTTTCTTGGCAACGCCATCAGCCGCACTGGTGTACCCACCCGATTTGTAGGCCATACCGCCACCCATCATCTTCTTGGTAGCGCCGCCTTTCTTCATACCTTTGGCTTCAGCCATCTCGTGCTTGATCATGGCTTTGGGAGCGCCCTTCTTTTTCATAAAGGCAAGCTCTTTACCCATCATAGCTTTGGATTCTTTCATGTCACCACCCTCGTTAAATTTACGGCCTTTGTCGGCCTTCATGAACTCGCGGCCAACCTTCTGAGAAATCCCCATCCGCTTAGCAGCGGCGGGGTCATTAGCGACCATCGCCATCAAATTGTGCTGGGCTTTGCTGGTCGAAGGCATGTTAGCCACCAAACAGCCGTTTAAGGCCCATCGTAATGGCACCACCAACCGTACCGGCAAAAGCCATGACCACCCAGATACCACCCTTGGTCTGATCAATGGTCTCTTTCATAACCTTCATATCCTGACGCAGCAGGTGAATTTCTTTCATGAGGTTACGAACGTCAGCCTCAAGAGCGCCAAACTCTTTAGGGTCTACATCAGCCATGGTTAGCACTTCCATGCTCTCAAACTTTTATTGATACGACTGTTTGGGTCTTTAGCAGTTTTCTCAGACGTGAGCTTCTTCTTCATCCCTTTCATCCGGGCACAGAATGAATCACGCCGAGCACCACCTTCCGGTTGAGGAGCCTTAAGCCCCGGTTTCCCAGGGTTAGCCCTGTTGTACGACGCCCGCCCCTTGGCATTGAGCCCGCCTTCAGGATTTTTCCCCTCTTTGCGCTGCCAAGCAGGTGTCTTAGCCATGATCTACCCGCAGATGATGGTGCAGTAGGTCACGTTTGTCAGCGTGACAACGCAGAAGTCGTCTTTACCACTAAGGGTAGTGATAATCCCCTCTGCCGCCATGTACAAACTATTGACTGACGTGGCCGATGCCGGAGTATTAACCTGCAGTTTCAGGTTACGCGCAAGCCCATTGGTGTTGAACTTGACTGATCCAGCACTGCCAGTGCCCACGTAGTACAGACCTTTGATGCGGGTGCGAGGCAGCGCAAGGCTACCTGTTGTTCCGATCTTGACGTTACCCGCCGAAGCCCCGCTTGCCGTGATTGAATCAACCCGTGCGTAGAAGTTGTTGGAGGTTACCGTCGTGGCATTGGGTCCAGTCAAAGTTTCACTCACAACGGTGTTGGTCAAATCACCAACCTTGATGCCCGTGATCGTGAACGTGATACCTGAGTCATCACCTGCCGACGTGATGATGACCTTATACCCATACCCGTTAGGGCCGACGGTGTTCTCAAGCAGAGACAGTGAACCTGCATCCGCAATCGAGGCATTTGCCCGGTAGTACGCATCGTCTGTGGCGGGGGTTACCGCCCAGACATCATATTGCATAGAGGCCATGAGTGCCTCCTATTACTGGTCGGCAAACGCAGGGGCAGTCGCACCAACAACCGTACCGAAGATTTGCCAGTTCGTACCGTCTTTGGCAATCACAGTGATCTGCGCGGCAGCAGGCACATTGACCTGAATTTTGCTGTTGGAGTTGCCGTCCGAGTACACAACCGACACAGCACCATCATCCGTATCGTGGAACGCCACACCGCCAATAAAGTAGTTGGTGTTCGAACCCGTGTTGATGATGAAGTCCGTCGCATCCGCAGCACCGCCGCCGTACACAAACGTGAACGACTGACCCGCCACCGGGGCAGGCAGCGTGTAGGTGTTGTCTTGGGTACCGTTGGGAACGATGTTGATTACACCGCCGCCGTTAGTTGCAGCGGTCATCGTTGCATTACCATCAGCCAGAGCCACCGGGGTTGCAACAATCCCAGAAACACCCATGGACACCGCAGCCGTAGTAACAGCACCGGTAGACGAATTGATGGTAACGGTTTGGAAACCGTTTTGGGACCGTACCGGCCCGCTGAATGTAGTGTTGGCCATGATCTCTCACATGCGATTTTCGGTACTGCAGCCTGCATGTCGTCAGCCGGGACTGTCTGCAATACCGGTAACCCCGGAATAGTAGTGTTGTATCAGGTTGTTTGGGGTGTGTCAAGCCTCCAGACCCACCGCCTCTTACCGCAGTCAAAAATGCGCCGCGCCCCCATCAAGTAGGTCATCTCTGCTTCAGTACGGGGGTCTGTATCAGCGTCAAAAATATACGCGAGGCCGTGCTCTTCTAGCCGCTTTTGGATGAACTTCCGTTGGTACTGTGTCTTAAGAAGCAACCCAAGCTTAGGGCTCCAGACAGCATAGTCGGGTGCAAGTTCTCGTTCCAGCTCAAACCCAAGCTTTTCATACATGCTGCCATCAAAAAACCGGTTATCAGAAAACGATTTGACTTCTGTTGGTTGGTAGTCAGCCAAAAACGCTTTAAACAGGCGAGACGCGCCGCCCTGCACAGTTACACGTGTGGCATATCGTGAAAGCGTCCAACTCCGTGACGCATGCGGCCCTCGGTCATTCGCCCCATAAGTGAACCGCATACACGCAACAAGCTTACCGTTCCAATAGAGGCCATAGTGCTCACCAGCGCCGTTGCCGCCTTGGACGTGGTACCGCTCGTAAAACTGACGGGCTTCATCACTACTAACCCGAGATACGTCACACTTACGCGCCATTAGACTCCCACGACCTGCGCCCACAGCGTAACGCAGTAGCCGCTTGATAGCGGGTTTACGGGCTTTCCACTCAGACTCATAGAGCGTAATCAGGTGTACACCTTTATCGCGGCAAGCTTGGTACTTTTGCGCATGTTTACTTTTGTTGGCCTGCTCATCAGCGGCAGTTGCGTGGCTATGATAAAACTCCCCGCAGTATTCCACCGCAAGTTGTGCACCCGGTACGTAGATGTCTAGCTCTTTCGGCTTCACCAAAGTACGGTCGCGGCGTACGACCGTGGTAAACGTCTCTAAAAACTGTGCGACTTCCTCTTCGCCCGAAGACTTCGTGTGATTGCACCGTGTACATGGGTTGGCTCCACGTAAGACCGCATGGGGTGTAGATATGAAGTGGGCACCATGTGTGACGCACTTGAACTCGGCATTCGCAGATATTTTTGTATACCCACTTACGTACTGAACAGCGCCCCCATGAACATCCGCAAGGCGTGATAAAAACCCAGCAATCGGGAACACTCCGTTAGGGTGGACTTCTCGACCTTCAGCCGTAACGCGCTTAACGTAAGCACGTTTGTTAGCCTCCCGCATTTTTTCTGGCTGGTGTTTTCTTAACGCTTGTTTTGCCTCCCGGTCTTTAACACGTACAAGCTCCGGGTTCCGAGTTCTATACGCCGACGTGTACGCCGCCGCTTTATTCGGATTCTTAGCCAACCACGCAAGGGACGCCAACCTTGTGCACTCAACGCAAGTGCCAGTTAACGTAGCTCTGGGGGCTAAGTGCCCTTGCTTGCAAGGGATACCAGTCTCGTAGGTCTTACATCCTGCGGCAATTGCATTCTGCCGTGCTGTCATGTTCCGTGGCATTTTGGAGCCCCCTGTAGTGATCGAATGTCACTATCTTACGGATATGAGAAGAGGGTGTCAAGTAGTGATTAAACCACGTAAAAAAGGGGCCCGAAGGCCCCTCTCAATCAAGCTAAGTGCTTGATTTACTTGCGTTTACGCGCCCGGTGAGCCATATGCGCCCAACGGATCGCTCACTCCAAAGCTGTACCTTTCGCGGCTCTTGTACCTTGAGTTACCTGTGTCAAAGTCCGCATCCATGGAAGTCTGCAGAGGCGTACGCACGAAGTGCTTGAGCCCGTTAGGAACGTCCGTCAAGAGGAACCAAGCATTGGTATCGGTCAAATAGTGATTAACCGTATAGCCTTCAGGGATGGAGCCGTTGTTCTTCAGCGCGTTGATGTCGTTGTCAGCGGTCGCCACGCGGAGTTCAGTCTCCAACAGACGGGTTGCAACGAACATCAGTGCCGGAGGCACAACCAGCTTGCGGGGCTTAGCAGCGATCAGCAAGCCACGCTCATCGGTCCAACCAGCGATCTGAATAACTGCCGCCTCAAGGGAGGTTTCATTCAGGTCAGCGGCAACCGCAGGACGGTTGCTGTTGGTACCACCAGACACCAGAGGATGCGCGGTCGAGAACAGAGCTTGGCCGTCGCCGTAAGTCACAGCGGAGCTGAAGCCGTTGTTCAGGATAGACGCAGCTTTGACTTGCTTGGTGTACGCCATGGCACGAGCCAGAGCTTTGGTATACCGGGACGACAGGCTGTCGTACAGGTTGTCCTCGATGGCCTCTTCGGTCAGCGAGAAACCCATTGCAATGGTTTCGTGGTTGTAGCGAGCAGTCCAAGCTTCTTGCGCGTTATCGTAGGCAATCGCGCTGCCCTCGTTCTTCACCGGAGCGGCGGAGAAGCCAGACAGTTTGGTTTCCTCTTCGAATGAACGCTCAGAGGTTTCGGTTTCGAAAATCTCTTTGTGCTCTTCGCCGTAACGCTTGTACTCCATACCGAACAGCGCATTAAGCCCTGGGAGGAGTTCTTTCAGTAGTTGGGCACGTGAAATAGCCATGATTTAACTCCTTTAGGCCGTAGCGAGACCAGCGTAATACTCATGCTGGCCAAAGTTGAGCTTAACCAACAGCTCGGGGTACTGAGTAAACACCAACGTCGCGCTAGAAGCAAACGCAGCAACCGGCGCTTGATTCAGAACAACAGTCGTCGCACCAGCAGCGGCAGCGGTGTCCACAAACGAACCCGAGGGGATGTACTGGCCGTTCGAAGCAATCGAGCCTACATCAGTACCTACAGGCAGCGCAAACGGCAGCGCCGAGCAGGTAATCGTTGCAGTCGAAATGCTGGTGAACGTCGCGGTGCCCAGAGACACAGCGGTCTCAGGCACAACACCAATAACACGGATCGGGAACGTTGCGGTAGTCAACGGCGTGTCGGTCGGGGCAAGAAGCGCGTTACGCGAATTGCCAGTGTTGGCGTCACCAGAGTTGTTCAAGCACTCAAGGTTCTGACCAATCAGGGCACGAGCGCCAGAGGCAATCGTGGTACCAGACGAACAGATAGCCGCTTGGAAGACCGTATCAGGATCATCGCAAACATACGCAACCGCATCACCAGCCGCCGTGGAAGCGGGCCAATACTGCGAGAATTGCTTCTGTTTGGTCGTGGGGTTAGTGTACGAACAACCCAGGAAGATACCGACCAGAGTACCAGCAGCGCCGCTGGTAACACTGATGCGCTCCAGATTGCCACGCACGAGAGCGACGAAATCGCCATAAAAGATGTCCGTAGCGTACGCGTAGGTGATGTTGTACATCCGCGTAGAGCCCGCGAACACCTGACCACCGATCAGATTGATCGGCTTTAGCCCGTAGGGCTTGTCAACAGTGGGGTAAGCCATTTGAGACTCCTAAATTATGAACCTGAACCGAAAGTGACCTTGGTACTACGCTCCCTAAAGAGCGGCATACGCGGGTCATTCTCGCGCATAAAGTTATTGTCAACCGCATTCATTTGTGCATCAGCTTGCTGCTGGAAGTATTGATTGCGGTCTTCAACAAATTCGGTCGGGGTCTTGCACAGCATCAAACCACCAATGACGATGTTATCTTTGAAGCGATCATTTTCAACGCCCATCGTAACAATCTCTGGGTGATCCGAAGCTTTAACAGGTTCCCAACCTTCACGAAGTTTTGAGGAGACATTCATGGGATCAGCCTGACCCATGGTACTGACACGTACCCAATGAAACTCATACCCAGGCTCCGGGTTCGGAGTTGGCAGCAGCTCAGGGCGAGCCCAAGACTTGCGGCGGGCAGTGCGGTCACGGGTGGTCAATTCACGATCAGTGCGGTTCTCAGCCATTTTGATTCCTCATTTGTTCAGCAACCTTTTGGGCGTAAAGTTCCAACGGAACACCCAACCGTTTCGCAAGTGCTACTTGGGTCTGCGTTAGCACAACCTTTTTAGGGGCGGTACTGCGCGTAGCGGGGGCTACGACGTTGGCTTTTTTGCTCGGCTTGGGAGCCGGTTTAGTAGGTACTTCTTCATCTTCCTCAAACTGCTGTGGGAAGACTTCGCGCATACGGCGGTTAATCCGCTCGTAGTATTCGTCGCTTCGAGTATCGACGCCTTCTTTGACAAGCTTCTGGTGCAACCCCAGCGCAAAGCTCGTCATTTCGTCATCTTCGCCAAACCATGAATTGGCTTTCTGCCATTCCACAGCTTTTTGATCGACAACCGGTGCTGGGGCGGGTGTAGATTCAGGTTTTACAACAGTTTCAGTGGGTTGTAAAGGGGCTGGTTTAAAATTAGCTACTTTATCCGCGCGAATCTTAGCCGTGGTTAAAGCTTCCTGGGCAGCAACAACTTTATCCGCATCGCCCGATTCATAAGCCTCTTTATAAGCTCGTTTAGCCTGTTCCAACTCCGCTGCAGTCCGTGCTTTGGCTTGTTCAAGCAGTGCCGCATGGCTTTTGGTTTGTGCCTCTTGAAGCCGCTTATTCTCTTCAATAAGCTTTTGCGCTAGGCGAATAGCTTCTTCACGCTCTCGCTGTGCGGACTCAGCCCGTCTGCGCTCGTCGTGGTAGCCCTTGGAGAACTGCTTGATACGCTTTTGAACTTTCTCTGAATACTCCTCAAGCTCAGAGTCCGTCACCTCAGAGGGAGGCTCAGTCGGCTTACGTCCACGGTCTTTTGGCGGCGTGTCATCAACCACCTCAATCTCAACCTCAGCAGCTTTAGCTTCAGGCGCTGGGGCCGGTGCGGGCTCAGCCTTGGGTTTTTCTTTTGGCTCAACGTCTAAGACGTTTTCAGCCGAGCTTACTTCCACTTCGACAGTGCCCTTTTCTTCAGGCTTGTCAGGGTCGGGAAATTCAAATTCAACTTTTTGGAATGGCATTTAGTCCTCCGAACGCAAAGCGTTGAGCCGCGCCTGTAACGTGCTGCATTGGGCTTTCAGATGAGAAACATACTGGGCCTGATCATCTTCACGTGCGCGAATAACTGCAATCAGATGCTCTATCTGATTTGACATGGCTTTCAGTTGGTTTTGAACTTGTGTAAGTTCATACCACGCATAATCAGACGTAACTCCAAGCGTTATATGCTCATCATTCATGCTCGTGTAACCCCCCGAGGGTCAGCAACAATCGCTTCAATGCTGTCGTCATTTAGCAGCCGGTACTCACGGCCATTAACTTTGAAGCGGGTACCCGAGTTGGGGCGAAACATCACGAAGTCGCCAATCTTGCACCATGGGCCATTCGGAAATCTCTCGGGATCAGAGTAGGCTTGGTCACCCATATCCAGCACCGCGCCCATCATAGAGAGCACTGTTTCTGCATGCTTGGTCTGGTCGGCCTTAACAATCCCTGACTCAAATGTTTCTTCAACCTTCGGCAACGCAATCAGCAGGTGGTACCCCACCGGTTTGGGCAACTGAGCTTCAAAGTCAGCATCAGTGATTTGAGGTTCACTCAT